GAGTCCTCTTCGCACGCCCAGGCCAGCGTCCGGTCCCCGCCGTCGCTCAGGTCCCCATCGTGGCCGTACTCAAGGTCCGGGTACTCGGACTGCAGGATCCCGATTGCCTCGTCGTAGGTCTCGGTCGTCACTTTCGGCTGGCCGTTGCTGTAGCTGATTTCGTACATGGCTTGCTCCTCGGTTTGGGGTTTCGTTCTCAACTCTTCCTTAATTCTATACAGTATTTCGGCAATGTCAACGCTTCATCGCCATTATTCTGTATATTATTTCGGAATTTTCGGCCCCCAAAAACCACGGAAAACCGGCATAACTACGGATGGACCGGAGCGGAGTACCGCCCGGTCAACACGGTCACGAACACGCCGGCACCTGCGTCTCGGCACGGTACTTCAAGTGCGTCAACTCCGCTTTCCGCCGGTAGGCGTTCCACGCGTGGAGACAGCGCACGTACATCTCACGAATGTCTGCCTTTCGGGACTTGGGTAGGCTGCCGAATGCCCCGTTGTTCACCTGCGTGGTCAACAGCCACTTCGAAAGCACGCGATCAGGGCACTTCGGTGTTTCGCCCGTCTCGTCGCGGACGGCCGACCAAAACGCCGTTGCGTCCCGTTTGCACTTCGACCAGGTGGCGAACATCGCCGCGCTAACACCAGACCGCAGCATGTGGCGATTCTTCGGGCTGGACGGTAGCAGGCTCGCGAGCCACAGCACGAACTCCGTATGATCCAAGATCGCCTCGGCGCGTTCTTGCGGAGGAACAACGGAGACGCGCCGCCAGTCGCCAGCCATGCCCACCACAGCAATTCCGGTCACGCAGATGTCGATCACTCTGTCCGGGATGTCCGCCAGTTCGGCGACCGTGGAGGAGAATGCGCGGTTGATGTCCCGTGTTGTTCTCGCAGTGATCGACGCGTCGAACGTCCCGTACAACCTTCCCACGTCCTCCAACGTTGGGCACTGGTACGTTTCCACGGTCACGACACAATCTGGAAACTCTTCCGCCAGCCGGCTGAACAATACCGAGGTGTGCTTACCGTTGACGCGGTAGACTCCGCCTGTTTCCTCGCACGTTGCCTTGCTCCACACGCACGGTCGCCAGTTCCCCTGTCGGAGAATCCGCTCGTACACACGGAGCCGATTCTCGGACAAACGGCGATCGCCTGGCGCCGGTTCCATGTCGGCGAACGACTTCGCCAACGGCATCGTGATCTTTTGCGTTTTCGCCGTAACTAATTGCCAGCCCATACCCACCTCCGAAAGGCAGAACTAAGGGGATGCAACCGAGCCGCGGTCTGCCGTCGCGGTATGGTTGCGTCTTTTCGTCGCGGCCGGTTGATCCTTGGTCGTTATGCCGGACGGTCCGGCGACTCCTTCTCCTTGGTTTGGGTTTCGTTCTCAACTCTTCCTAAATTCTATACAGTATTTCGGCATTATCATTATCAACGTCTCCGCGCAAACTCCAACTCCAACTGTTCTGGCCCCATGCCATCATTCGCCCGGCGCAGGTACGAATGAAGACCACGGACTTGTTGCTCGCATCCACGAAAAAACCCGGTGCCGTCGCACGATTCCGCGCCGCAACTGTGGGCATTCCAAAGCCATTTTCGCGTGTTCACTCGCCCGACGTGGACGCGGGCGAACTCTTGACACCACGCCCACAGCGTATTCCGCTTCCACGCGTTCGAACCGCCGACAAAAATCACGTCGGGGTTGCTGTATCTCCGGACCGTTTCCGGGCTCATTCCGTCTTGCACCGCCAACGCCAACGGCCAGCCGATACCACGCAACTGCGGCTCCCACTCGCGCCACAGTTCGAACGTCGCCACGGCATCCGCAACCACGTCCGGCACCACGATCCAACGCGGGGCACTCTCGCACTTGGCCGCATTCGCAATCATCGCCAGAAACTGATCAGGGTCCCATTGAGTACCCTTGGCCCAAACGGCAAACCGCCCGTTGTCCAGTGCGAACGGTAGCCCGCGAGGATCACGCCAGCCGCCAGGGCCAATCAACAGCCCGATCCGGCCCGGATACATCCGTTCGAGATTATGGGCGTTCGAGTTGTTGGAAGGCATCACGATCATTCACTGGCTTTTCTTGTCGCCGCCCGGTGACGCCCAGGCATAACTACGGTTGCACCCGAGCGGAGTACCGCCTCGACGTAATCCCACGGATACGGGCCACGGTGGACACTGTCCCATGATCCTTGTCCGTTATGCCGTGACGGTCTCAGACTCGGAACACAGGCACGGGACGGAGTACACGGTGCGATACGCGTGTTCCTTCGCGATGTCAACCAGGATGCCACGCCGGCGCGCCTCCAAGTCGCTGAGGATCGCATCTGCCCCAATCGCCACGCACTCAGCCCACGTACGGCGCCATTTGACCCACTCAAAAGATTCGGTCAAAGGCACGCCCCTGATTCCGATCACGGCAGCCTCCCTCCGGCACGGCCGGCATAACAACGGATGCAACCGAGCGGCGGGCAGGGTCGCGCGTTATGGTTACGTCACCGGCCGCCGCCGGTTGATCACGCTCGTTAATCTCGGACTCGCGAGCCAAGTCGGCTGCACGGACTTGAGTTCGGCTATGCACTGAGACTCCAGGGCTGTATGTCACTCCTTCACTCCGCCCTCGGTACTCCGTACTCCGTACTCTCCGCCGCCGGGCACGCCTGCAGCCCGCGGGCGGCGGCCGCCTCGACCACCCAGGCCCGCACGCCGCGCCGGCAGAGCTGGGCGGCCCGGTAAATCGCGTCCAGGGCCGTAGCCCCGCGAATTGCCCGCGTGCCGTGGTCCGCGCAATGAAACACCACCGCACAGTCCCGCGGCAGACTGCGCATGATCCGCTCTTTCGCCTCCGTCCACTCGCTCATGACTCGCCCCCAAATCCGTCGATCTCGGTCACCTGGAACACGCGCACGACGTCGACGGCCCGCGTCGCCCGGTCGCACAGGTGCAGCGCCGCTTCGATCGCCTGCGACATCGGCTGGTCCCGGTGCCAGCTCACCCGCAGGGCCTCCAGTTCGGCCGTCGCGTCCGACAGATGGCCGACGATCCGATCGATCCGTGCGTCCATTGCTAAGTCCTAAGCTAAGTCCTAAGTCCTAAGCCCTACGCTCTAAAACAACGCCGCCTGTTGCTTCCGCCGGGCTTGGTGCTCGATCGCCAGCACCGCCGCCGGCTGCCGAGGCTCCGACAGCACGTTCGCGTCGATCGACACTTCGCGGCCGGCCGCCATGCCACACCGGTCCGCGTCGCGGTCGAATCGCGAGGCGGCTTGCAAGGCCCGCTTCGAAAACTTGACCGGCTTGCTCGGCGGCCGTTCCCCGCGCGCGACCTGCTCGGCCTGCTCGGCGATCTTCCGCCGCATTTCGGCCACGCGCTCCGGATTCAGCCGTTCGTACACTTCCCAGGCCGCGGCCGACAGGTACTGATTCCTGAATCGCACCAGGGCCGGGCCGGCTCGACCGTGTTCGCGGGCGGACCGATCGCACGCTCGCCGCAGGTCTGTGGCAACCGCCCGGAACAGCCAACAGGCCACCCGGACGCGATGCTCCGGACCCTCGAACACCACGTTGCCGCGCTGCTCGCCGTGCTTGCGGATGTAGGACGCGACATGGAAACGCTTCTCGATGCCCATCGCCAAGGCAATCGCCCAGACAGGTACGCGTCGCTGGCCGGTCTCGACGTCCGCCTGCTGCGGCGCGTGGGGATCTGTCTCTTGGTCCAGCCCGTACCGCCGGATGATCTTCTCGGCCAGGTCGGCCGCCTGCGCGGCCTCGGCGGCCGTGGCCCCGCGGGCCTCGGTGCGCATCCGCAGACGCTCCAAGAGCTGCTTGGCCTGGTCGCGATTCATGCGGCCCTCCGCTCGTCCGGACTTTCGGTCGCCTCCAGCTCGCTGCGGACTACCCGCACGGCCTCGCGGTCGGCTTCGATCCCGACCTGCAGGCCAGCGCCGCGCGCGTACACCGTCACCACGATCCGCTGCCCGCCGGCGTACAGCACCACCGACTGGCCTGATTTTCTGCCCAGCATCAACATGACACCCTCCGTGATTGCGACTTAAGAAAATCAGCGGACCGGGCGGAAAGCAGCGACGAGCTGCTGCGGGTTGACGTCACGCTTTCACGCGCTTCAATGGGGCCGCCCGGCCCGCTGGACGCACTCTGATACTTCCGCCACGGCCGCCGCAGCCGGCCCGGCCGCTCGCTGGGCGGTAGACGTTTCGATCGCCGCCGTGGCCGCTCCGCGTGGCGGATGTGCTTGGCGGCCAGCCTGCCGATCATCCGGCGGGTCAAACGCGGAAACACTCCGGCTGCGGCAGCGTGCTCACGGCCTCGTAGATCAGGCCGGACGGATCGCGATACGAAACGCTGTTCAGCGTGCTGGCGTGGCCGAGCACGAACTGGCCGGCGCCGGGCCGGTGCCGCTCCAGCCGCTCGTTGCAGGTCAGCCGGCAGACCTGCCAGGGCCGCTCGTGCGCGATCCCCAACGTCGCCAGAATCCGCTTGAACCGCGCATTCCGGTCCCGCGCCGCTCGCGACCGCTCGGGATCTCGGGCCGCCGCGTCCGTTAGCTCCGGCCAGACCAGTCCGACCGGCAACAACACGCCGGAGGCCCGTTTCCAGCGGTCCAGTTGCCGCAGCGTAACCTCTGCCAGCGGCACGACTTGCCGCTTGCCCGTCTTGCGGGCCGTAAACTCGACAACCGGCCGCTCCGCAAAAAATGAAAAGTCCTCCCAACGCAGCGTGAACAGGTCCACCGCCCGTGGCCCGACGTTCACGGCGGTGACGAAAGCCACCTGCAAATCCACGTGGCCGGCCAAGGCCGTGTAGATCTCGGCGAGCTGGCCGTCCTCGTACATCTCCTTGGTCCGCCGCTCGCGACCGTCCGACTTGGGCCACGTCGGTGCCGGCACGCGCTCCAGGGCCTTCACTTCCACGGCCCGGTGCAGGATCGTCCGCAAATGCCCCCAGGTCGATCGACAGGTGGTCCCGGACAGCTCGCGGCGCATGGCGGTCACCGTGTCGGTGACGTGCTGGTCGGTGATCCAGGCGATCGGCCTGCCTTCCCAGGCTTGGCCGGCAGGCCAGTCGCGGGGCCGGGGCGAGTAGCGCTCCCAGCGATTCAGCGCCGAGGCGTCTTTGGCCAGCGTATTGGCGGCCAGCGTGCCGTCTGCGACGCGTGCTCGCCGCAGGCTCTCCAGGCCGTAGGTCGCGTGTGAGTAGAACTGGCGCAACGTGTGGGCCTCGGAGAAGGCTTGGCGCTGGTCTTCCGGGATCTCCACCCGGATCTGCTCGGCGGCCGCGATCGCGGACCAGTTGATGGGGGCGGGTGCCGATGTGTCTGACCTGTCCGACGTGTCCGACTGGTCTGACCTGTCTGACGTGTCCGACTGGTCTGCGTCCGGCCAGAGCAGCTTGAACCGCCGTTCCGGCTCGGCCGGAGCCTCGCCCTCCCGCGGGCCGCAATCCGCAATCCGTTCCGCCGACTCCATGGCGCCCTCCGCAACGGTGGCTCTCCACGTCCTTCACCCCTCAGGCCGGCGGCCGTCCTTAGCCGCCTGCCTGCCCAAGTGGCCGCGCCGCTCCGCGACGCTGTACTTTCATCGACTGGTTAACGCGCGTGAAACAAGATCCGGTCCGTCAGGTCGTAGACCTCCCGCAACGCATCGCCGGCCTCGGCGCAGTAACCGAAGTCGCCGCGCGTGAAACAAGATCCGGTCCGTCAGGTCGTAGACCTCCCGCAACGCATCGCCGGCCTCGGCGCAGTAACCGAAGTCGCCCGGCGCTCCCAGCGTCCGGTGCTCGCTTTGCACGAGCTTGGCCAACGCGACCTCGTCCGTGTTGGCCCAGGATCGCGACGCCCAGTTGAGCCGGCCGATTGCAATCCAGAACTGGGCCGACAGATCCCGGAACTTCGTCCCTGCACTGCCCGTAAAGGCGTCACAGAGCCGGTCGACCGCATCCCTCAGCAAATGCCGCGACAGATCGACGCCCTTAAGCACGGCCTTGCCGCCGTTGACGTCCTGTACCAAACAGTTGTCCGCCATAGCTGGCTCCTCACTCTGTACTCTGTACTCCGTACTCTGTACCCGCACACCGCGTACACAAGTCTTCCGCCGCCCAACCGCAGGGCTGATCCTCGTCGTCCACGCAGGCGTCCCACTCGCTGCAGCCGCAGATCCGGCACACCCCGCACGCCTCCGCGTCGCGTAGCCCGCGCTCCAGCAGCGTGGCGGCCACGCGCTGAACCGGCAGACGCCAGACCTCGGCCAGCGCGACCAGCCGGTCCCAGGTTGCCCAAGGGAGGCGCGTGCAGATCTTGGCGTCGGTGGTTGGCGCTCGCTTGGACATGACCTAGGAAAACCTCGTGGGCGGCTTGCGCAGGCGATTAGCGGCCCACATGGCCAAGACCGCCCCATAGATCAGGCCGGACAGGTAGCCGATGCAGAACGCGATCGAGGCGACGGACATGCAGACCTCGCGCAGCGAAAGACAGATCTGGCCGGCGGCGAAAACGGCAGACGAAAACGGCCAGATCCCGATCCAGGTAGACAGCGCAAGGCCCGGCCCTCCTGAAACCCGGCCCTGCATCCCACGACTCCGACGATCGCAGGCTCGCGGCTCAGCCGCCGCTCGACGATCGCCACCGACCCTCGGTCAACGTGTCATGTTGTATGGTGTTGCACACAACATGTCAATCACAGTCCGAAAAGATTTTCGGAAAATCCGCGGACCGCCCGGCTGTGCTATACTGGCGGGCCGCCATCACCGCGAGGCAAGAAGTGGGTCGGCCGAGGGTGGGAATCAGGTGTCGTCTGCGGCGCATGTGCTCCTCCATGAGCGGTGCTTTTCGAGTCGCGTCTGTGTGTGCCCTTCCGTGGGCAGGCGGCGGCGCAGGAGCCAACGGGCTCAAGAGGCCGTCGCGGTCGCGCCGCTGACGAGTGGCCGACCGAAGTGCAGGACGGAGCTTACGCGGGGAGTGGCCAGGCCGGAAGCGCGGGTTTACAGATTCACCGCTGCGCATCAGGCGCGGAGGTCCAGGCCGAGGCGTTGGGCCGCGGCGATCAGGCTTTGGATTGCGGCCGAGCGGCCGAGCCCGTGGGAATCCACCCACGCGGCCTGCTCCGGCGGCACCGAGGCCGTGAGGATTACGCTGGGTCCCGCTTCGCTTTTCTGCCGGCGGCCCGCGTTGCACCGTTTTCCGCCGTGTTTTCCGCCGTGTTTTCCGGGCTTTTCGGAAAGTTTTCCCATGTCCTAACTCCTTGTAAATCAATCATCTCTGACTAGTCTACAGATTATTTTGCAAAAAATCAAGTAGGCGAGTGCTGAGACTGTTGACTTTCGACCGAATTTACTCATAATCAATCAAGATGAGAGTTGAAACCACGAGACGAAAGGGAAAAACGATGAAGACGATCGTCGAAAAAATCGGTGGTGGATATCTACCAAAGGTCCATGCCTCCTGCGGTCAGTGCGGGAATTTTGCGTCGCACGTCCTGATTTACCAGCGTGGGCGTGCGTGGTACGAGTGCCCACGCTGTGGTGCATTCTCGACACCGCAGCAACTCCAGCACGAGGATAGCCGGCTTAACCATAGGGGCTGATTCACCGGCGCGGGGACTCACGCGGGCTGAAGTGCTGTAGCTCAGCCCTAGCGCCCGCCGGCTGATGCGCGGGCTGCAGGAGAGCCCGTGCAAGTCCAAGTACTTGCGCCGCTTGGCCTCGTTGCTGCCGGAGTAGGGCCGGACGCAAATCCGTAGCGGAAATCTCGGCATGGGCAAAACCTCCGGGATTCATTTTGCGCACAGGATGCATGATCCTGTGCGCAGTCCGCGGCAGGGGCGCGATTAAGACGCCAGTGCGGCTTCGATCGGGCCGGCGATCAGCACGTCCAGCGGCACGCCAACCGCGTCGGCGATCTTCTCGGCACGCTCGATCGTGACGCCCTGAAGGCCATTGAGTACCCGGCTCAATTCGGCCCGGTTGATGTCCGCCCGCCTGGCGATTTCCGACACGGAGAGGTCGCCGTCATCGATGATCCGATTGACGTTAGCGACGAAGAGTTGAGTCTTGCTCATGCCCCTAGTATAGCGAATGATTCGCGACATGGAAGAATTCCTTGGAGTTACGGTGCGTACTTCGCGCCCATGAACGAGATGCGAACGAAGGTCGTGTCAGCGGATGTCCCGTTGCTGGCCGTGACGACGATACGAAAGCCGTAGGCGTCAAACTCGCGTTCGACCGGCCGCTCTCCGGGCCGCGCGGCAGCAACGGCCTGTTCAATCTCCGACTTGATCTGCAGGTTGCTCTTCAGCGTGAGCGCGGTAACCGGCTCGGTCCACGTGCTCCAGACTTGGGCCGCCGTCTGGGCTGAAAACGACTCACCGACGTCGACCGTCAACGTGGACCACGTAGCCGGCGACGGGGCAATCGCCCACGCCGGACCCGAGACGGCGTCGCGCAACCGATTGAGCATGAAGCCCGGATCGGGAGCCGACTCCTCCGCCTTAGTTGGCTCCTGGCTCGCTATGACCTTCATGGGTGTGCCATCGGCGTGGTACGCTTCGGTCGCACCCTCCACGTCGTGTTCGTAGTGGGTCCGGCTCATGAGCTGCCCGTTGTCGTGCCACATTTCCCATAGCCCGTGAAGCTGCCCGCGGTCGTACTCTTTGCGAATGCGGCGCTTGCCGTCCGGCCCGTAACGAAGCTGTTCACCGTGCCGCTTGCCCTCGCGATAGTGATCGATGTCGTGGTCGCCATTGGCGCCGAACATCTCGACCGTACCGTGCAGCACCCACTCGCCACCGCTGCGCCGTTCCATTCGGAACACCTCACGCGCGGCCAAGCCCGCAGCTTCGCGGTCGGTGACGTGCAGAAGACGCTCATCGGGATCGCCGGCCGTGAACACGGCTGCGGGCAGCCAAATGGGCAACGCCTGCGACATCTCGCCTGTGGCGGTCCAGGTGCGCCCGTCGTATTGGAGTGTTTCTACCGGGCTGGCCAGCTGAGTTGGCGGCGGTGCGCTGCCGGGTGTACCGGTTGGGGACTCTTGTCGCCCACAACCGAGTGTCGCCAGAAGCACGACGGCAATTCGGAAGCTATGTATTGGGCTGGTCTGCGTTGACACGCGTGGTGCTCCTGCCTATCTTGGGAGGTCAGCCGTTGAGGCCGGGTGAGCGGGTCGGGCTATCGCCATCGACCAAGGTCAGCGCCGCGTTCATCCGGCCTCCGGCGTTTCTTGGGCCGTTTCTGGCTTGTTTCTGCATGACCGTGAATTACGCTTGAATTCCAACGCCCGCGCGGCCGCGTCTTTCATCGCAGCCGCGCATCTTCGAGCGGAGAGGACAGGACTTCACGGTCCCGCCAAAAGGCTGGGGAAAAGCCACGGATTAAGGGAGCGCACGACGCAGCGTATGGCATAGTTGAGGAATTCAACTTCACCTTGGTCTGCAGCTATGTGTGTTCCGAATGCGCCGCAAATGCGGCTGGACGTGTTCTTCCGAGACTATTTCTCTCCCCTGTTCTTGCGTTCGAGATCCGACAACACGCGGCGTCTGTACTGTACGTCCATCCGCACCTTTTCGCGGTGGCTTCAGCGGCCGGCCGTGCTGCAGGACCTGAACGACACCACCGTCAATCGATTCCTCGATTACTTCCGGCATCTTCCGCGCAGCCCGTTTAGCGTGAACAAGGAACGGGCCAACCTGTTGGCGATGTGGCGGTTCGCGTGCCGGAAGAAGTTGCTGGACGAATGGCCGGACGTGCTGCCGGAAGTGGAGCCGGAACGCGTGCCGCAGGCCTGGACGGCCAGCGAGATCGCGCGGTTGCTGGGGGCGTGCGAACGCGAGCCCGGAACGATCGGCGAAGTGCCGGCGGCCGCCTGGTGGCGAGCGCTGCACTTGGTCTGCTGGGACACGGGCGAACGGATCGGCGCTGTTCGCGATTTAGAATGGCCGCATGCGGATTTGGAAGCCGGGTTCATGCTCGTGCCGGCCGAGCTGCGGAAGGGTAAGCGGCGCGACCGGCTGTACAAGCTGGCCTCGGACACAATCGCTGCCCTGCAGGCCATTCGCCAGCCGGTGCGAGAGAAGATCTTCCCGTGGCCGTACTCGCCCACATATCTGTGGCGACGGTACGCGCGGTTGCTTGACCGCGCGCATTTGCCTCGCGATCGGCACTGCAAGTTTCATCGCATCCGCCGTAGCGTGGCGACTCATTATGAGGCTGCGGGCGGGAACGCGACCGAGTTGCTCGGGCACAGCAGTCGGTCCGTGACGCTGGCCTATCTCGATCCGCGGATCGTGCCCAAACAACACGCCGTGGATCTGCTTTTCCGGCCCGGATAATTTTCACAGTGGCCGTCTGGGGATTGCATCGGGCGATCGAGAATCGCGAACTGCAGCACGGAAAGCTAGGCTGCGATGCGAGCCGCTGGGGTGTTAGCCAGTGTGCGGACCCCGTCTTGGGCTGACGCGACGAATGCCGAATCCACTACAACGCTCTGCGACGTGTCAACAAGATCGTCCATGACCTCGTCCTTGCGTGACTTCTTGGTTTCCAATCAGATCCGTCCCAAAGATATCAGCCGCGTGGGACAGTGTTTTGGACCAACAAATCGCCCCGCCGCGTTGATTTCGTCGGAAATTCAAACAACCTAATCCCAGACTGACCCACCCCCCCGGCGGGTCCTTTCGTTCAGTTTTGGTGCGGCGCGCGACTTTAAAGTGTTGCGCGGAGTGGGCGCTGGGGGTGGGTTGGGGTGTCGTCGTCGTCAGGGTTGGGACGATAGAGATACCGGAGGCAAGGCAAGGATGGGAAAGCGGAAGGCAGAGCCGAGGGCGGCGCGGACGTGGGGGGAGCTGAGCCGGGAGGTCGGGATCTCGGAGCGGGTCCTGCAGAGACTGGGGACGCGACCGGATTTTCCGGGGCGGCCGGGGGCGCCGGGGAAGCGGGACGGGCATTTCCCGATCGAGGAGATCCGGGCGTGGCTGGCGACGGTGAGATCGTCGATCGAGACGACCGAGGACGAGGACCTGCTGGCGGCGGCGAGGCGAGTCAAGCTCCTGGAACTGGAGGAGAAAGAGGCGGCGGCCGGCGTGCGGCTGGGGAAGCTGGCCGACGTCGACGAGGTCGGCCAGTACTGCGAGCAAATCGTCAACAACGCGAAGGCGATCCTGGCGGCGCTGGAGGATGAGGTCGTGGCGCTGCTGCCGGCGTCGATCGGCGTCAAGACGCGGACGGAGATCTACCGAAAAGTACAGCAGTTGCGGGACGGGGCACTCGCGGAGCTGCAGCGGCTGTGCGAGGGAGACACGGACGACACGACCGAGCCGGAAGAATGATCACGCCAGCTATCGAGCGATTGCGGCGGCGCGTGGGGCGGGCCTGGCGGCCGGTGCAGCGCGTCGAGCCCGACGCGTGGTGTGAGTCGCACGTGCGGATGTCGGACGAGCACGAGGCGGCGCGGGGGCTGTACGATCTGACGGACCGGCCGTGGTGGCGCGAGGTCCTGCGCGCGGCGGCCGACCCGGAGACGCGGACCATCACGATTCCCGCGTCGACCCAGGTGGGCAAGACGCTTTCGCTGTGCGCGCTGATCCTGTACTTGGCCAAGCACGCGCCGGCCTCGGCGTTGGCGGTACTGCCGGACAAGCGGGCGACGATCGAATTTCGCGAGCGGCTGTATTCGCTGGCGAAGGAGTCCGGCTTCCAGATCCCGCCGGAGTACCGCTGGAATCTGCGGTATATGAACGTCGGTGGAATGCGGGTGTACCTGAGCTGGTCCGGGTCCAAGCAGGGGCTGCGCGGCCGGCGGTGCAAGTACGTCTTCCTCAGCGAGCTGGACGTCTACCTGGCCGGGCATAACGCGGGCGATCCGGTGGAGGCGGCCAGTCAGCGCGTGAAGGCGTTCCCGCGGCACCTGATCTTTCGGGAATCGTCGCCGATCCCGGAGCCGTCGCGGATCGACGCGTTGGAGCGGCAGACGGATCGGCGGCGGTGGTTCGCGCGCTGTCCGGAGTGCGGCACACCGCAGGAATTGCGGTTTTTCCCGCATTCCAAAGGCGAACTGGCCGGCCGGGGCGGGATCGCCGGCCTGAAGGACGGCGACGGGAATTGGGTCGATCCGGACGTCGCGCGGCGGACAGCGCACTACGTATGCGTGCGGGGCTGCGAGATCGGCGACGATCGCAAAGCGGAGTTTGTGCGGGCCGGTCAGTGGGTGCCGCGCGGCTGCTCGATTCACCCGAAGTCGGGCAAGCTGCAGGGGACGTCCGAGCGCGGCAAGCGGGACGTCGGCTTCCATCTGTGGGCGGCGCACAGCAACGCGCAGTGGGGCACGATCGCGGCCGAGTACTTGCGGTGCCGGATGGGAGGCCTGGTGCCGGACTATTTTCAGAACTGGCTGGGCAGGTCGTTCAAGCAGCGCGGGTCGATGCCGACCTGGCAGGAGTTGGCGCGGCGGCTGTCGGTGCCGAGCTATCCGCGCAGCGTGGTGCCGGCGGAGGCGTATTTCCTTACGGCCTCCTGCGACGTGCAGGAGGAAGAGGTCTACTGTGCGGTCCGGGCCTGGGGCGATCGCAAGACGTCGTGGCTGGTGGACTGGTGGGTCTTTGATCGCGAGGCCGGCGACGAACACGAGCTGGTAAAGTCGGATCTTGCGCAGATCGACGCAGCGGTGCTCGACACGCGGTTCCCGGTGCAGGGCCGCAATCCGCGCGGGCGATCGCAGCTCTGGGTCGCGCTGCTGGGGATCGACGCGAAATACAGGATCCTCGACGTCCACCACTGGATTCAGAGTCACGGGGCACCGGCGCGGATTCGGGCGGTGCAGGGCGACGGCACGATGCGCGACGAGCGCTACAAGGAGTCGCTGGTCACCGAGAGCCGGCGGCCGGACAAAAAGACGGGCAAGAAGGTGCGGTACGAGGGCGGGCTGCGGCTGTGGTCGATCAACTCGCTGGCGTACCGGCGGGACCTGGCGGGCCGATTCCAAGCGCCGGCGGATCAGCCGGGGGCCTGGCTGCTGCCGGCGAAGATCGAGGAGTGCGGGCGATTTTACCTCGAGCAGTTGGTCAACGAGCCGCCGACGACGCGGAAAGGGAAAGACGGGCGGCCGCGGCTGGAGTTTGTCGAACGGGACTCGACGATCGGACACGACTACTGGGACTGCGAAGTCAACCAGCTCTGCCTGGCCGACATGTTTGTGGACCAGCTCGTGGGCTCGCCGGGCTGGGACGCGGCGCGGTGGGAGGGGACGCGGGAGTTGCGGCCGGAGGGTCGGCCGGCGCAGGACCGGGCGGCGCGGGCGGTGCCGCGGAGTCGGGCGGCGCGGTGACCGAGTCCTGGTGCGACGTGACGTAGTGTTTTCCGGAAAACACGGGCGTTTTTTGCGCGCGGATTGTAAAAGTTACAAGCGGCGCGGGCGGCGGCGCGGCGGGTCCGATGGCGCGAGGCGGGGCAAGGTTTGTAAAGTTTTCCAAATCCGGTGCCGAATACACGCTAACGAGAGCCGTGTGATGGCCCCGCTGCTGGCACGACGGCAGCGGGGCCAGTTTTTTTCTTGCTGTGGGAACCGGGGCTAACGCCCGCCGGTGATGCGCTATGGACGGCATGGACGCGGTAGCGGTGCAGGACGCGCCGGAAAAGGCCAAGGGACGCAAGGGACCGAAGGGACGCAAGGACGAGCCGGCCAAGGACGTCTGCGGACGCTGCGGGACGGAGCTGTGGGCTGTGGCGGGGCGGCCGGGCTGGGTCCAGTGCCCCCAGTGCCGCTGGGAGGGCCGGACGATCGAGTCGCTGAAGAAGGCGGCTGCCGGACGGATCGCGAAGGCGCGGGCCGCGGCCAACGATCGGGCGGCGCGGTGACAAATCGCAAGGCGGTGACGGATCGCAAGCTGGAAGCTTACGCCACGGAGGCACGATGGCGCAGACGATTGGCTCGCTGCAGACGCGGCTGGACGAAGTGCGGACGGCGATTTCGCGGCTGGTGACGGCGGGGGTGTCGTCCTTCGCGCACGAGGGCGGCGATCAGGCCACGATGGTCGGCCTGGCCGAGCTGCGGCAGATGGAGAGCGAGCTGCTGCGGCAGTTGGCCAGCATGCGACGCGGGGGCAGCGGGCGGTTCCGGCCGATCCGGCCGGTACGCGTGCTGGGGATCGCGATCGCGGTGGCGGCGGCAATCGGGGCCACAGATAGGACCTATGGGACGCATGGGACCTATGCGGGCCCGGGCGCGATGGAGGCGGGCATGCAGGCGGAGTCGATTGTCGCGGGCGTGGGGATCGAGCCGACGGTGCTCAAGGCCGAAGAGTCGCAAAGTCCCAGAGTTGCAAAGTCGCAAAGTTGCAAAGTCCGGGGCGTGGCGACGGGGCGGCGGGCGGCGGTGCCGGCGTACAGCGGGGCCGAGATCACGCGGTTCAACTACGGCTTCCAGCCGCCGCATCGGTCCGGCGATTCTAGCGTGTCCCAGAGCTGGGACATGGTGGTCCGGCGGTTTCGGTGGCTGGCGGACAATACGCCGGTCATGTCGCGGTTGGTCGGGCTGCTGGTCCAGCAGGTGATCGGCGAGGGGCTGTCGGTGTACTCGGCGGCGATCGACCATTTGCGGATCGAAGAGCTGCTCGGACGCGATGGGACCAATGGGAGTGATGGGACGCGGCGGTTGCTGACGCACCCACTGTTTTTGTTCGGCGACGAGTCGGACGCGGCGTTCGAGCGGTGGGCTTCCGAGGGCTGGGCGGACGTCGAGCGGCGACGGTCACTGTGGGAGCTGCACGCCGAAGCCTGCCGGGAGCTGCTGAGTTCCGGCAATTTTCTCTGGCTCGAGGTCAACAAGCCGACGACCGATGGATCGCCGCCGGTGTGTTACCAAGTGATCGAAGCCGAGCAGTTGGATCGAGGCCGGGACCGGGCAGCCGGCCGGACGCAAAATCTGATCCGCCAGGGGATCGAGTACGCGTACGACGGCGAGCCGCTGGCGTACTGGGTGTTCGACGCGCACCCCTACGACGACCAGCAGGGCTGGGGCTACACGACGCAATCGCGGCGGATCCCGGCCAGTCGCGTGATTCACGGGGCGCTGACCACGCGGGCCTCACAGCACTTCGGCGTGCCGCTGGGGCAGGCGGCCATGCAGACGGCACGCGACGCGGATTGGCTGGTGGGGCACGAGCTGACGGCGGCGGCGATCGCCGCGGGGCTGACGCTGCTGATCAAGGAGAGCGATACCGGCGCGGCGCTGAACATGGATGGCGACGATGGGCTGTCGGCACTGAACGAAGACGTGCCGGCGACGTCGCACTTAAGCGAAGTCGGCCTGGCGGCCGGGACGTGTGCGCACGTCGGGCCGGATGAGGACGTGCAAGTGGTCGAGTCGGGGCGGCCGAATCCGGACATCGCTCCGTTTATGGATGTGCTGACGAACCTGGTCAGCATGTCCGGCGGGGTGAGCTGGCACCGGCTGATCGGCAATCCGAAGGGCGCAAGTTTTGCGACGCTAAGGGCGATGATCAACGATGACAGGGCGATGGCCCTGCCGTTGACGAATTCGATCGGCCGGCGGATCGGGCGGCGGCCGAGGCAGGCACATGACCGCTGGTGTGTGGCACGCGGCCGATACCAGAGCGTGGACGCGCGGGAGTACCTGCAGCGGTTGCCGGTGTACGAAGACTACGACGTGCTGGGGCCGCCGTTGCGGCACCTGAACCCCACCGAGGACGTCAATGCGGCGCGGGAGCGGATCCGGTGTGGGATGTCGACGCTGAGGATTGAGTGCGGGCAGCTCGGATTGAGCTACCGCGCTGTGTTGCGTCAGTTGGCGGTGGAGCGGGATTTGACGCGGGCGCTGGAGCTGGCGATCGATTTTTCGAGCGGCGGGGGGGCGGCGAGCACGCGGACCACGACGGATGCGGGGCAGAGTACTTAGAGCTTAGGACTTAGAGCTTAGTCTAAGACCTTAGCTCTAAGCACTAAGAACTGGAGAAGCCGATGGATTGGCTGTTGAGACTGCTGAACTGCTGCCTGGGGATTGACGAGCGGGCGGCCGACCAACTGCGGGTGCTGGCGCAGGGATACGCCGGGGCACCGAGCGGGACGCATCTGGCGGGGACCGTCCTGCACGTCGAGAGCATCGAG